GGTTACGACTTACTTGGCTTTAGTCCCGGAGTGTTGCCAGGAGTATCTTTATTATCTCGTCGGCGTTGATCTGGTTTTCCTGTCGATTTAGCAATTGGTTTTGGACCAGGTTTAAGACCCATGATAGTTATCCTTTTGAGATGTAAGAGGGAAGCCCTCAACATTGGTATATTGGATACTGAGAAATTTTTCAATGGGAGTGATAAACGGCCGAATGATTAACTCGATATTGTGATCAACGTCTGTTTTTTGCACACTGTAGACTGACTCTTGGAGCAGAAGGTTGCTCTGAGCGAGGAATGGACAGTTACACTCATCACCAACGCCAATAGCCTCATTACGCGTATAAAGCTGTATTAATCATTGGGGAGCAGTTTAATGCGGGATTTTCGACTTATGGACTTGATTCAGGTGTCAAAATTAAAATGAGCAGTGTAAGGACAGACAAGTTCATTAGGTATGGTTTTGCGGTTGTGGCGATAGTTGCCATACTCATTACTACTATCACAACCCCCAATCCCACACCTTATCAATATATAGTTTACCGAATAGTTCTGGTTCTGGCTGCCGGATGTATTGGTGCAGTTCTGCCTGGTTTCCTTGAAGTAAAATTTAATGGGTGGTTAAGAGCATCTGGCGCAGTGGCGATCTTCGCTATAGTGTTTTTCATAAGCCCAGATTTGCTTCAACAAAATCCTGAATCTGCAAGTAAACCTGTACCGCCTACTGTGATTGATGCATATGCCGTTAATAGTTCCAATCGCGACAGATACCTCGAATTATTTCGAACAGGACAGTTCGGTCAGCGGGACAAGCTGCGCATCGGTTGTGTTGAGTGGAGTGAATCATCGTGCGTGGCTGCTGGTAATTTTTTGCGATTGTTAAGCGAAGCTGGCTGGGAAATCGATTCTGACGCTGTATTCAGAATGCAACCATCCGTGCCAGTTGAGGGGGTATCGATTGTAAGCCGTGGCGATGATCTGGTCGGTTTGCCAAAAGTACCACCCCACATGGGCCGTTGGAGTCGATCAGACATTAGTTATGAAATTTTGACAGCGGCATTTAAATTGATGGGAGTTCCGGTTTATTTTTCCAGTGACCCGACATTACAACCAGGTACTACCGGAGTGTACTTTGGACCGAAACCGAAACTGGATGCACCAGTCATGCAAAAAGATGAGAATGTGCGACGTGAGCTTCTCCGCTACGTCGGTTTGGGAATGACTATTCAGCGAGCCTGCTCTCAGCAGCCCGTCGAACTTTGTGGGGGTGAAATCTTTTCCTGGGAAACGTCGGTATCTTCGTTCCTAAGGCAGCAGAGATTCAACTCCGATGCCGTAAACAGATGGCTTGCCTTGCCGCAGGTTAATGCGGCTTCGGCAACTGCAGACATGAAAATAAAGCTAGATTTGTTAATGTCATTTGTTCTGGGCATCGAGTAACTATACCTCTTGCGAGGATGATTGAGCGTCTAATGGACCAGCTTAGCCGTTAGCGCTATTTGTTTACGTAAGCCTGTGGAATCCAACTAGTGCTTCTACGATGCGTTGTTTGGTGAAAAAAAAGTGTTGAAGCACTGGTTTTAGACAACTAAAGCCACGATTTGCTCATGCGTCGAAAATGTAGTCGTCTACTGTGTAGCACGGAGGCGATATTCGTACGCTTACACTTGCCGATAGGCCACTGGGGAGTGTTCTTGGCACTAAGCTGCCAGGCCCGAAGGTCTGCTATGAGCGAGGGGCTGACATTCCTATTGGCATTCGGTGTGAGTTATCGGGGGCGGTCATGCGGCATACTTCCGATACAGGCGTTTCCAGCTCTGCCTGTTTCAGGGTTATATTAATCTGCTTTAGAATTAATCGTGGCTTTAGCATCTGCACATCGTGCTGGAGAAACCTGAGTGAACTAAATCATATTCCCTTTCTTCAGCTAATCAATTGATAGTTATGCGGAAAAAGTTACTTTGCTTGTCAATAATCCATTTCACATCCGTTAATCCAATGCTATGCGTCTTCGCATTAATCTGGAAAGGTAGTAAGTGAAATAAAAACTTAGCCAATGACTAATATCTGAGGATACTTTGTCATGAAAAGTATGCAATCAAAAACGGGCTCTCCACTCGTTCGAACTGAAGCCGAGCTAGAAAGCCGGCTTACTTCAGCACTAAACATAGCATTTCCTAACATTCCTCGCGAAGATCTTATCGAACAGCGCCATTTTACCGTTCGGCTAGGCCATGGAACTTACAAAATAGATAGCGCCGCACACTGGAAAAAATACGGGCGAGCGGATGTTTTGATCTTTCATCGGGAGAGACCACTTGCGGTTATTGAACTGAAACGTGAAGACCTGACACTGACCCATGATGATTATGAACAGGCTCAAAGCTACGCTAACCAGTTAACACCACGTCCGCCTCTCGTTGTAGTTACGAACGGTAAAGATACGCGCGTTTATGACTCAAGTAATGGACAACAGTGGTCGGGTGGACAGGATGCCTCGGCAGCGGTAAACAAGATGCTCGCCAATTCTGCAAAGTTGGCGGCGGCTGACATGCGCTGGGCTATTGAAGCCTTGATGGGGCGAGAAACTAATGCTTGGGTGCCAGCTGTGCGAGAAGAAACAGCCCGGCTGCTGATTGATATAACTGATCAGCCTGGGCATTCAGAACATCCATTTGCCAACAACCTACTTTTTCCTCGCAAAATCACGTCTCTTGTAATTGAATCTGCTGTGATGGGTACAGCTTTCACTATCATTGAGGGTGATGCACAAAGCGGAAAAAGCAGTTGCCTCCGTGAAATTTCGCTAAAAACGGAAAGTAGCGATCTTTTGGCTGTCCTGATGTTACGAGGTTCCGGACCAGGACTATTTCAGGCTCTGGCCAATCTTTTTGCAGCTGAATTTGAATGGAATTTAACCTCAAATGATGCACGTAACTGGTTAAGACGAATGTCTAACTGCACTGAAGGTCCATCGCTTATGCTTGCTATCGACGACGTTGAACCAGGCTCCCAAATGGCTACTGATCTTGAGGAACTTGCGGGTATACGTTTTGGCAACAGGCTGGTGGTTGTTCTGACGACCTATCATGCCAACGCGTTACTGAAAAATCCAAACGGACGAACTCCGTCTGCAATTGGTAGCCGGTCGAAGGTATTTAAAACATCGCCTATGTCCCTAGATGAATTTAAGCTGGCGCAACAGATTCTCTCGGACCAGCGGATAGTTTTTCAACAGGGAGCAGAATACGCCGATGACTACCGCTCGCCTTGGGTTCTTCGCACTATTTATGATGACATTGTGCGCAATCATCAATACCAGAAAACGGATCTTATCGCCTATCTTCCTCCATCACCCGGTATGGAACTTATAGATGCTGCGCAAAAGAGCTATGAGAGTCAGTATGATCTTCTTCGTTATTATCGGGTTCTTGCACGCTGCGCACTAGCTGACACAAACTCCCACTCAGTAGAATTAATGTTTGCTAAAGCGAATGGATTTGTCGTGCGGTATGACGCACTTTCTGACGAAGCTCGTGGTGTAGTGAATGAGTTAAAACATATGGGGGCAGTTCGTATTTTTCGCCTTTCAGGATGGGAAGATGTTGTGGTGCCGACAGTTCCCGCAGCTTACCTTCTGGAACTGTCGGATGCTGTTTGTGATGAACTGGTTTTACGGGCAGAACAAGACCCTCAAGACGCCGGGGCTTGGCTTGGCGAACGGCTAGACGCCACTTATCTTGGAGATATGATCGGTGCTCAAGCCATACGCCGTATGGCAGCTAAAGAGAGATATTTCAGCTTTGGAATTATTCAGGGCCTTCTCAGCATTGAGCCATATAAAGAACCTATAAAAAACGGATTGTTTACTTTAGCCATGCCAGACAACCAACAAGTCAATCTAAAGATTGAGGATGGATTAGCGTGGATTTCTAAACACGGGGATGATGCAAAGAGTGTTCTGGTGAATTTAGAGGATCAAATCCCAAAGGTCATTTCTAAATCAACCAGTTGGATGATACTCGGGCAACTAGCGAAACTGCCGTCAGCAGAGGTGGGTGACGATGATCAGCGTATAGACGCCTATATTTTACTGAGCATTGGGCGCTGCCCATTTCCTCTAATTCGCACGAATATAGAAGGATTGCCTTACTTTGAGCATAATTTTGGCGATCAGGGTGATGTTCTTTGCCTAGAAAAAGCGTCTATTGAAGTTGCTACTCAGGCGATGGCTGATTTATTTTCAGCCCCATGGCTCTATGCGGACCAGTGGGTGGATACAGCTATCGCGACCGGTTCTATACATTTACTGCATCGTTTGTTTGCTGCTTTAAACACAGTGATATTGCGTAGAATACCCGTGCAATCCGACTGGGCTAATGAAGCACTTAATCAACGTGTCTCACCAGCCCTTAAGGAAGCCATACGATCATTATCTTCGTGACTAAGCAATGGGATTTTAATACATAACGAGCATCTGTCCACGCAAGTTAACAATTGCCTTGGCTCGATATTTTGGTTTCTAGTGCATATATGCTGATCTTCTCTTCGTTGATCTGATCTTACCCACCAATAGTGGACACAGGACTAAGTGAGTAAACTCTCAACCAGAGGTGACTCATGACAAAACCAGTATCAATCAGCAAGAAGCCCCGTGAACAACATTCGCCTGAATTTCGTAACGAAGCCCTGAAACTCGCTGAACGCATCGGTGTGGCCGCCGCAGCCCGTGAACTCAGCCTTTATGAATCTCAGCTTTATGCCTGGCGCAGTAAACAGCAGCAACAAATGAGTTCGTCAGAGCGCGAAAGCGAACTGGCCGCTGAAAATGTCCGCCTTAAACGACAACTGGCGGAGCAGGCTGAGGAACTGGCCATCCTCCAAAAGGCCGCGACATACTTCGCGAATCGCCTGAAATGAAGTATGTCTTCATCGAAAATCATCGGGCAGAGTTCTGCATCAAAGCGATGTGTCGTGTACTTCGGGTTGCCCGCAGCGGCTGGTATGTCTGGCTCAGGCGTCGTCACCAGATGAGCCTTCGCCAACAGTTTCGGCTCACCTGCGATGCCGCTGTCCATAAGGCATTCTTTGAGGCAAAGCAGCGATACGGTGCTCCCCGCCTTGCTGACGAACTGCCGGAGTTCAATATTAAAACCATTGCCGCCAGCCTGCGTCGTCAGGGGCTGCGGGCGAAAGTTCAGCCCGGTCAGCTACCGTGCACATGGCCTGCCCGTATTGGAGAATCTGCTGGAGCAGGACTTCAGCGCCAGAGGCCCGAACCAGAAGTGGGCGGGTGACATCACGTACTTGCGTACCGATGAGGGCTGGTTGTATCTCGCAGTAGTCATCGACCTGTGGTCACGCGCCGTCATTGGCTGGTCGATGTCACCGCGAATGACAGCACAACTGGCCTGTGATGCACTACAAATGGCGTTGTGGCGGAGAAGACGCCCGGAAAGCGTCATTGTTCATACGGACCGTGGTGGTCAATACTGTTCAGGGGATTATCAGGCGCTGCTGAAGCGACACAACCTGCGTGGCAGTATGAGTGCGAAAGGCTACTGTTATGACAATGCCTGTGTGGAAAGCTTCTTTCATTCGCTGAAGGTGGAATGTATCCACGGGGAACGCTTTAGCAGCCGGGAAATAATGCGGGCAACGGTGTTTAATTATATCGAGTGTGATTACAATCGCTGGCGTCGTCACAGTGCCTGTGGCGGTCTCAGCCCGGAACAATTTGAAAACCATAATCTCGCTTAGGGCCGTGTCCACATTACGTGGGTAGGATCAATTTTCCTGATGACCCCATCGACATAGTATTTTTTCAAAGCAAGAATTGCCTTCTCGCTATGTATTCCTGATAGCTTGATCAGGATATCAAAGTCTCTTTCAGATATATTCCCCTTTGTCATGTGTCACTCCATGAATCAAATTTCATAGTAATCAATCTTTCTTTGATCGACTTATAGATAATAAGATCAGAAATGATAAAAAAGTAACGCATATTTCTTCTCGTCATGTCTACTTATAAAATTCAAATGAACTAACCTGAACTACTTACACTGGAATATCATTATATTGGAATAATTATAAAACTGAACAAAATGGTCAATGTAATCTGGTTAATTTATAAATATTTACATTGCGTGATGATATTTAATTCCAGTGTTAAGTAATGTCACATGCCTATTATTGGTTACTACTTTGTAGGTGTTTTGGTTCGGCGTTAATATCATTGGTCATAATCACCTGTGAAAGTTTATTCTTGAAATGTTATAGGTATATTACTTGCAATTAAAAATGAGAAATTTATTATTATTGTGTTTTGCAAATATAATAATTAAAAATTTATTATAAATTATGATTAGAATTGACAATATAAAAGAATAATAAAACTCAATATGAAAATAATTATCATCTGGTTTGATACTTTTGCTGTTGATTACAGGAATAAAGTGTCAGAATAATATTGTTATTGGGTAAAAAAAGCCTCCACTATATGTGGAGGCAAACCCTTAGATAGTTCTATTGAGGCAAGTATGTTATAAATCTGCCTTATCTTTTATAGCATATAAAGATATGTATGCTATATTTTTTTTGAAGAAATTTTTCCAGAAATTACAGTAATACAAGAAATATTAACTGGTGTGATTTTTGGATGTTTAATAAGTACAGTGTACTTATATTTTTGTAATAAAGATGAACGCGTCCTTTAGATAAACTGAAAAATATTAAGCATGTCTCATGTGGTTTTCTGAATCAAAACTCTTTTCAGTCTTTGATTTTTTGTTAAAAACAGGTTTATTGCAAGGGTGTTGTTGTGAAATGTGTTTTGGTGTCGTTGTGATTTTATGGTGATAATGTGAATTTTTATCCTTTCAAGATGGCTCCCTGGACGTTAAATACAGTGGAAATTTATATTAAGATATAAATATAACTATTGCGTTATTTAAATTATTGTCTATTACAGCTCCAGTTAATAGAGCCTGAAGTAATTTCTTAGTATTTCATCATAAGCGTTTATCTATCGTCTCTTTCTAAATTAACCGGTCGTATTACAAGGTGCTGAATCTGATTAAGGAATGATACTTAGGGGATTATGGCTGACTTAATAATTAGATAACTGATAAATGACTATCAGGGGGATATCGTTAAGTCAGCCTTTAAAATCAAGCGATTATATAGCTGGTGACTCTTTTCGAAGAGCATCAAGGTAGTCAGCGTACCATTGCATCATTTCTCGTCTTCCTTCAAGGTAACGAGCATGGTTGTATGTACCACGAATGCTGTTTTTGTCCGTATGTGCAAGTTGCATTTCAATCCATGCACTATTGAATCCTTGCTCGTGTAGAACAGTACTCATTGTATGACGAAATCCATGCCCGGTAGCTTTTTTGTCATAGCCAATCTTCTTCAAAACCATATTGACGCTTGCATCGCTGATAGGCCTGTTAACATCATTTCTTCCGGCAAAGATGTATCTGTATCTTCCAGTCAGTTCTTTGAGGATTTGCAGAGACTGGATTGCCTGATCTGACAGAGGGACGATATGCTCCTTCCTCATTTTCATCCGGGTCGGAGGAACTTCCCATATCTTTTGGGTAAAATCGATCTCACACCATTCCCCCATACGTAATTCTACTGTTCTCAGCCCTGTGAGCATCAACAATTTTGTAGCTTCACGGGTTACAATACTGCCGGTTTAGTTTTCGAGTTTGTATAAAAACTCTGGTAGTTCAGGAGGAAGCAGGAAAGGGTAATGTGTTCGCTTATAGCTTTTCATTGCTATAACCAGATCAGAAGCTGGATTGTATCGTGCCCGACCTGTAACAATGGCATACCGAAACACTTCACCACATCGTTGGCGAACTTTATTAGCTAGCTCGCAGGCTCCTCGGCTTTCGATACGCTGAAGAACTGCGAGAAGTTCAAGAGGTTCGATTTCACTAATGGGTCTGTTTCCAATGTAGGGAAACACATTATTTTTGAATGCTCTGTCGACATAATCAGCGTAGCTGGCAGACCAGCCTGAAACTTTTGCGTTGTACCACTCGGTGGCGATTGCGGCAAAAGTTCTTCCTTCGGAAAGGTTTTTCTCAAGATTTTCAGCTTTCTTGACTTCACCGGGATCTTTACCATCGGCATGTATTTTCTTGGCTTCATCCCGACGTTTGCGAGCTTCAGCCAATGTAATAGTTGGATAGGTGCCAAATGATAGTTTCTTTTCCTTCCCCGCATAGTGGTACTTCATTCGCCAGTACTTTGAGCCGTTAGGATTGACCTGAAGGTAGAGCCCACCACCATCGGCAATCTTATAAATTTTATCTTTGGGTTTGGCTGTTTCAACTTGTCGAGCTGTCAGTGGCATCTGGGGGCCTCGCAATAGATTGACCAAGATGTGCCCCTAAATAGGCCCCCAAATGTGACTTGATTTACGTTCCCCTGAGGAGAATTAAGGCGACTATTTGAGTAACATAAGTAAGGGTATGTGCTGATTATAAAGGCTTTTTGTGGGGTATGGTAGATTTCAGGAGAGGTGTGCATGGTGTCCCCTGCAGACATCTACTTAGAGTGGCAGGGGATTGATTAGAATGGTATTTTTTAGATGTGAGAAATATTTTACCCGCTATTTTACCCATTAGCGCGGCTTAAGAGCTTATTTTTGAATTCACAATGGTCACGATATAACCATCTTGCTCGACCGTGGATAACTTTGGCTTTAGGCAGGTCGCCGGACTTAATCCGGTCGTAGATGAAGGTTTTACCAAAGCCAGTATCAGCCATGATGAATTTCAAATCAACCAGTGAATCAGGTTGTAGTTCGTGTTGCATGAGTGCTATCTCCGAATAGGGAATCGAACCTGCAAATCAGGCAATAAAAAACCGCCATCAGGCGGCTTGGTGTTCTTTCAGTTCTTCAATTCGAATATTGGTTACGTCTGCATGTGCTATCTGCGCCCATATCATCCAGTGGTCATAGCAGTCGTTGATGTCCTCTGCTTCGATAACTCTGTTGAATGGTTCTCCATTCAATTCACCTGTGACTCGGAAGTGCATTTGTGATTTCCCCAAAAGATGCTTGAGTGCGCTTCTTATTCGATTCGCACACCTGGTATTTCGCCTTTTGAAATGGCTAAGTCATAAATTTGCGCAGCACTATACCCATCTCGCATCCATGAATCTAAGGCGCGAATAGCCTCGCTACGCTTTTTATCTTCTCTTTCATTTTTGATATCAACGAGGACATCAACGCAATTAAGGCATATGTGGATTTTGTCCTTACATTCGATCATGGCAGCTTTACCATGATTTCCGCCACACAGTGAGCATAAATCTTCAGGGTCTGGCTGGTATTTCTGTAACGTTAAAGGGTTGAATGTTGAACAGGCCATAATCATCTCCATAAAACAAAACTCGCCGTAGCGAGTTCAGATAAAAGAAATCCCCGTCAGTGCGAGGATTGTTATTGTCTTTTCTTCGTGCATTTGTCGCACTTTCGGCACCATCCAGATAGGCACATCCGTCCGCAATTAACACATATAGGCCACATCATTTTTCCTCTTTTGGTTTATGAATCTGAATGGTCATGCCGCTTTGAGTGGTGACTACAATGACATAACCAGGCTGAAGACTGTTAAGATTGAATGCTTCGTAAAACGAATCCAAGGCCAGCGCTTTTTTATTCTTTCGGTTCCACCAACGCCATCCCTTGCTACAGGCTACACTGACAATCCACTGCCCACTCCTGTAAGCCATATAAAACCAGATGAGCAAAACCTGAAGGAATGCTATCCAGTCAATAATCGTATATTTCGCGAAGGAGTCCATCACTTCACCTCCTGCTGCGGTGCTGCTGGCATTTCACGCCAGTGCGTAACTGAGTGCGGATCCGGATATTCGGTGCCATCATCCCAGCGATTGCCATTCCACATTGCAGACCACATCTCACCGTCTTCATACATGACCATTACCGGAATTAACTTATCCGGCATTCGCTCACTACAGCATATCCAACCATCCGGAGTTACCGGAGAGTTGCCCGATAGCGCATTACGCAATCGCTCCAGCTTCACGTATTCCTGAACCCTGTTTCCGTCGCATGCCTGAAGCCATTGCGCAGCCTTTTGCGCATCAGTGTGAAAGGCACAAGTGCGACCGTCATCAAATTGCATTTCGTAGAGGTCAGCAACTTGTTCAAACTGCGTATGTTGTGACTTGTAAGTTTGGCTTACAGGTTCGGCACCATGAAGCATGGCGGCGCGGAGTTTCTGTATCTCCCGTGCCATTATTGCGGCCTGACGAGGAGTGAACATATCACCTGCAATAATTCTGTTTAGTTCCTCGTCAGTGAACTCATAATCATCAGGAACATTGTGAACCTCAGCATAAAGAGGCTTTTTTGTAGAAATGGTCATCGTAAAACATCCTCCGCACTTACCAGTCCGTTTCGCAAAAGATAATCCATCGCCCTATCAGGTAATTTGCAATCAGGTTTTGCTTTTTTCAGTTGGCTGACCAATTGTTTAACCAGCATTGTTAATTCGATCACCTGGTAGCGCGGCAATGGTGAATTATCGGATTTGCCCTGACTGTCATCACTGCATGAATGCCCTTCCAGCCAGGCCAATGCTTGTCGCATGAAATACGCAATATGTTTGCCGTGGTAATCGTCTTCATCGATGTGAAAAGCGATACTGCGGATGTATTCTATTGCATTTTCAATGGCCTCCAACGCTATCGGCGCTGGCGGTGCGGTATAAAACTTCGTCCCCAGCGGCAACAACTTCATCGCTTTTTCTCCCTTAATGATGCGATAAGTTGATTTCCCGCCAAGGTCTACCGTTCCATCCATAACAAGGCCGAGTCGCTTCTCTGAAACCTCACCAATAGGCTCTGCTTCCAGCGATGCCAGAGCAATTCGTGCCAGTTCTTCCGCTTCTTCTGCTGGCAGTACAACGTTGCTACCAGGTCCGTATGTTTCGCGCCACTGCTTGATTGTCAGTAGTCGCTCTTTGGTAATAGTGGTCATGGGTTATCCTCTTAGCGCCACAACGCGCACTTCTGGGTCAAAAGATGGTGCATTCTCATCTGTAACATCAGCAACATGACCTACAAAGTCGTTATACTCACCCTCTGATTGGTCATAGCCCTGCCAGACCACGACAGCCTCAGGAGGCATTTTTCTGAGCTTGCTGATTAACTGCCTAACCGTCAGCGACATCTCACTCTCCTTTGATGCGAATGCCAGTAGCGCGGATAGATTTCCATTGTTTCCACATTCGGTTGAAGTCTGTGCCTGATAAGGTTGCGTTACGGTATCCAGTTTCGGTACGCAATCCTTCAAGCGTCGATTTGGAGATACAAATTGAATGCATTACCCATGATTCAAACAAATCACGCTCCCGGGCTTCGCAACTTTGCTTACTCATCTCTTCGATACGTTCAGCCATCGCAGCACACTCTTCAAAGTTGCTTAATGCTTTTCGCTCCCATTCGGCGCATTGTTTTCCAAGCTCTGCAATCAGCTTGTCTTTGCCTTCCAGCTCAACACGCAGTTTCCCTACCGTTAGCGCAATATCCTCGTTCTCCTGATCGCGGCGTTTGATGTATTGCTGGTTTCTTTCCAGTTCATCCAGTAATGCCAGCACAGTAGCCGGATTGGCTGCGGCGATGAATTCAGCATTGGCCTGCTGTTCCATTTGGAAATCTTCATCGAAACCGCTTTCTGGATGTGCTCCTTCAATTCTGCAAATGGGAAGATATCCAACAACTTCACGATGAATTAACGCATCATCACAATCAAATCGGCTCTCTCCATATTCGAGCGACCATACACCACACGTTGCTTTTTCTGCCTTGGCACGCAGTGCCTGATAGTCAATCAGGCTCACTGGTTGCCTCCTTTGCGAATCTGTTCCGCCCATTCTTCAAGGGATTTCTCCGCATATTCACCAGACAGGCCATCAATCGGATGCGGTTCATTAGCCAACTCTTCTTTCGCTGACAGAATCATGCGCGTAACATCGAAAACTTCACGTAAAGACTTATTGATAAATCCGTGGTTGAAAGCAGCAGCAAGACGGCTTGCGGCATAGTTAATACCCTCGTTGCGTGCTTCCGCACGTACTTCAGCCAGGAAAGCATCGGTGGCTGGGGTTTTGATTTCGTTAAGCGCATCACTGAATAAACCACGCTCCATACCTAGCTCTGCTTCGTAATCGGCATCGAATGCAGCGTCTTTGCAGAACTTCTTCATCCCCGCACTCTCCGCTGCCAGCGCCGCGCACTTGGCCTCAAGGTTATCAATCGTGATTCCAGCAGAACGACACTCCCGCAACGCCGTTTCCAGTTTTGATTCAAGTTCACCGAACTTACGGACAAGATATTCAGCGTTTGTTTCGTTAACCTTTAGATCTCGTGGGATGCATTTACCTTTCAGAAAACCATCCATCTCAATTAGTGACATTTGTTTCATTTTTTCCCACTCCGCCACATAGCATTCAGATATTTGTTGTCATTAACAGAACCGAAACTCTTTCTCTTAAGCAATTACTCTCTCGATGGCATTGGCTTTACGCGTTGGCGAATAATCATTTCTGCCGGAAGAATGCCGGGATTGTATGCAAGTCCTCTCATGGTAAATTCCTCAGTCATTACTGATAGCGCCATAGCGTGAGCGGTAATTACGCAGGCGCGGGTCAATTTCAGGGAAGTGGGTATATGTGGCTTTGCGGAATGGTCGGATTGATGTCTGGTAAATTCGCTCGCGTTCTTCTTTCTCTGCAAGCCATATACAATGGCGAAATTCCTTTTCCTCTTTCGTTTCCTGCGGTAGCGACATTATCCGATCGTAGTTTTTTCTGAATTTATCCAGCACCTCCGATACGGAATTGCCGGAACAGCGGCGTGGGTCATCCGCACCATACAGAGGCGCTGGCATAATTAAATCCTTATTTTTCTAAATCAGAATGGGATGGAATCGTCGTATACAGGAGTGTTCTGCTGGTTACTACTTTGCTGCTGCGGGCCATTTCCTGAAGCTGCAAATCCAATCTTTGCATTCAGTAATTCAAGAGTGATTGATTGACCATTTTGCCCCTGATAAACATCAACCCTGATGTTTTCTCCGGTAATTTCCACAATGCCACCTTCAACAAGAACACTACGGTAGTAATCCGCTTGCGCTCCCGGCTTGGCAAATACAACGGCGCTGTAGTTTGTCCATTCTTTCTTTTTTGTCTGGCGATCGTAATACTGAACGCCAGCACGGATGTTGAATCCGATATTTTCCCCGGCCTGAAACTCTCTTGCGGGCTTGTTTAGTCTTACAGTAATCGAATGTGCCATTAAGCAGCAGCTCCTTCTAATTCGTCTCGTCTGATGTTGTAAACGTCCTGCGCTTTGTGCTGCTCCGGTGTGCCTTCGAGCATCTTCCACGCTTTGGCGAACGCCTGTTTAAGCTCTTCCACGGTGTTTTTCTGCAATGCTGCGTCAGTGAATGCTTTTAGAACCTGTTCAGGTGTAGGTGATGGTTTTGACTGCTTTGCTGCTGCGTTCTGCTGATGTTTATGCTCGTCGGTATCTGCATCTTTCGCATCATCAATGCCGAACAAACCATTGAGGCAATACTTGCGTGCATAAGAGCTTGTAGCTCCCGTAACTTGTGCAGAATCCATTCCTTTCTTGCTTTCTTCCTCTCGTGCAAGAGCGGTTGCCGTATGACTGTTTTCGCCATCGGTAATAGTTGCCGTGGCTTTCACATAATACCGATCACCAATCAACACAACTTCATCGCTGATTGATAAAAACAGGCCATTCAGTAACGGCTTAACGCCTTCAAGAATGTCTTCGCAGCTTCTGTATTTATATTTACCGAATGAGTTGTACTGATTCTTTGGCGCGTTCAAGTTCTCCTGAATAGCTGCCAGTCTTGCGTAAAAGTCTTTGCTCATATGTTTGTTCTCAGAATGGGCATGGCCCAAGGAAATAACGCTGATTTAATACTTCAGTCTTTGCCGCATTTAAAAATACGCGAACACCTTCACGATCTCCCTTCTGGCGATACATTAACGCCTGCTGCGTGTACATGCGTCTCTGTAACTTGCTCTCCTTCACTGTGGTTGCAAGTGACATGAATATCTCCTTCGTTACCGATTAATTCTTTCATCTGACGAATGAATTCTTCGTCTGACCAGTTATCTGTGAAACTCATTTCCTGCGATACCACGGAAGGTTGATAGCTGATTTCATCGCTTTATTTGCTTCAAGCCACATTTTTGAATCACCAATAAATCTGGCTATTACTGCTTTGTTTTGTGCCGCACGAAGCATCTGGTGATTAATGGCTATTTCATTGCGCATAACGCCTCCAGTTGTTTCTTTGCTGCTCTAATTAATTGTTTAACTCGGCGTGATAATTCAGATTCGTGCGGGTAGAAAGCGGACATGACGCCGCTACCCGCGAGCTGAAAGTGCATCATGGGTAACTCCTTATATTTGATTGCATAACGAAAACGCCTCGAGTGAAGCGTTATTGGTATGCGGTAAAGCCGCGCTTAGGCGGCTGATGTTTCTTCTTTCAGGCTTTCGAGATATTTACGTGGGTCGTCGTAACATTGGCATTCGCTGTACCAATCCACCCAGCGATCAGTAAGCCCCACCTCTGATAAATCTTCATCGGTAAGGCTCTCATCCCACATCTCAAGGCCGTTAGCATTGCAGTAATCAGGCTTGATGTTGTTGTCATACTGAAAGGCGTCATAATCAGCCAGTGCGCCCATCAGGCGAACACCCTCTTCAACACTTGCCACTTCTGCAATGAACGGTTTCATAGGTACTTGCGGGATATGCCAGACACGTAATTTCATATTTCCTCCGTCAAAAAAATCGCCCTCACATTGGAGGGCAAAGAAGATTTCCAATAATCAGAACAAGTCGGCTCCTGTTTAGTTACGAGCGACATTGCTCCGTGTATTCACTCGTTGGAATGAATACACAGTGCTTATTCGTACTAATAAAATACCCAATTTTCTGTTTCTTGGTTGTGTCCAAAGTTATATTCAATATCTGGTGTTGATGTATCAATATTTTTCATCCCATCAACAAGAGTTGATACAACAGCCAAATCTTGTTTTATTCTCATTAAATGGTATTTCTTCCGGCGCAATAAACTTTCAATAGCAAGTTTCTTCGTTGGGAATGCAAAAGATCTTTCTGCATTTTTTGCTACTTTCTTAATTGCATATCTATTTCTCTTTT